CTCTACTGTATCTTGATCCGATTTAGAGGAGTAATAGAAGTTCTGATAATCTCTTTCGATAATCTGTTCAATAGTAGACCATCCGATATTTGCATTTTCTACAACTAGTAGTGCGTTATTGTACTCTGTTGCTACTCCTACCAGTAAGTTACCGTATTCTTTAGGAGGTACCTTGCTCTTAAATTCAGCAACTTGTGATGCTGATTCAATATCGAATACATGGAATGCGGAGAAATCTTGTCCGTCCCCTCTAGCGACATCAGCGACTACCATATAAGATTTTGTGTAATCTGGGTATTCCCATATCCAGTAGTCTCCGCTTACTCCTCGTTTTTCAACAGGATCGTTTTGAGCTGTTGTTTCGTAGAAGACTAAGTCTTCAGGTTCAAATACCGTATCACCGGAAGATAGAAAATCACAGTCACACTCTTGAGCAGCCATCCTAGGACCTAGGTCAGCATCTTGTAGATCTCTCCACATTTGATTTCTTTCAGGGTGAACAGTCCACGGTAGTCTGATCGGGATAAAACTATTTTCACCAGTTTCGGCTTTTTCCCAGGTCTGATGAAACCAGTTACCGATTCCGTTGGGAGTTGATAGAGCCATACACTGACCACCTGTTGCAAGGGTCTGTTGTGCTGATGCGAAGGTTTCGTCTATGTTGTCGATAAATGCAGCTTCATCTATTATAAGTAAAGATACAGCTTCTGAACGAGCAGCATCTGAGTTAGATGATTTGGCTGATATTCTTGAGCCGTTTTTTAATCTTAACGATAGTTTGTTCTTTTCTACTGCCTTTAACTGTAACCAGCTTGGTAACTGTTCGTACATAAATTGTACTTTAGTTACAAGGTTCCTAGCTGTAGCTTGAGTAGTTGCTAATGCGAGTACGTTCTTATCTTTGTGGAAGATCATCAACCATAAACTGTATCCAGCTGCTAAAGTAGATATACCTAGCTGTCTTGATTTAAGAGTAATTAAGTATTGATGATCTTTAAATAAGTGTAATACCTTATCTTGGAAAGGATATAAGTTAAATAAGATACGTCCTCTCTGAGGATGTTGAATGTAGCAGTACTTGCGCATGAAATATGCAGGATCCTTTGCACACTTAGCGTATTCTTGTATTACTATTTTTTTTACGTCTTGCTGGCTCATTTACCTATCTTCCAAAATACTTTGAAAGTATAGATAGGTACAAGCTCTTGATTGATACCTACCCCTATACCGTAAGCGTTTCTCTTCTTACCTTTGTATAGTAACTCTCCGTTGATAAAATCTAATTGAGTAGGTTGTCCAGTTAACGAAATACCGCCGTAAAATTCCCTCCTGTTGAGGTAAACAGTATTAGTAATTGTAGTTGTTGGGATGAAAATGTTGGATTGTACATCTCTCATTGAGATTAAGTTACGAGTGATAGTATCATTTATCACTATAGAACCTAATGTATCTATCTGAATAGTATCAGTATAGAAGTATTTTGCATAATAGTCCTTTAGTACTGAAACTGTGTCGATAGGTATTGAAAAGGTGTCTATATTTACTACTAACCTTTCTACGATCTTAGGAATGTATTCAGTCTTAGCAACTTCTACGGTATCCCATTTAGTTACAACCTCTGTTTTTACAATCTCTTCTGTAATAGGTTTTGTTCTACGGCATTGTGTTAGCCATAAGAGACATACCCCTAATATTAAGATTACAATATGTTCGAATTTAAAACCTCTCATTATATATAAATATATACCTTTTATTTTTTCCTGTAATCACACATAATATGTGATGGGTACAGCTTTCCTTGTTTGTTTCGAATATTGATTTTGAATTTATATTTTTCAGATTCAAATACAATATCTATTCTCTTACCTTTACCTGTTTTACCTCCATACTGTATTTCTATACCGGAAGTAGGCTGTGATGCTGCTTTATTATATTCGTCTCCTACGAAGAAAAATTCAGTCGTTCTACCTCCTTTTAGCATATAGTAACCTGTACCTATACCGCTTTCTACTAATCTGAATAGCTTCTCTTTGTCGTAGTCAGTAGTAACTTTATGGTATTGTGAAAAGTCAGGACCGGATCCATCTTCTTTGTATTCATTAAATACTCTACAAAATAGTTCATTGTCGATACCAAAAGTATCTAAAAGGGATACGCCGTTCGGAGTGTCTATCTTACCATCGGAGAAATCATCTTTTGGGAAGACAGTCACAGCAACTCCGGAGTTAAAGAATGTTAGAGTTCCTCCGAATTTTAGAGAAAGGTATATTGTTTCTGATCCTTTGAGAATTGTCAAGTCAGTAAGTGTTGCAGCTAAATTCTCTTCTGCGAATCCTACGATCGGGCCTTTCTCTGTAAACTCTAAGGGCCTTCTCTTATTTTCTCCGCCTTCACTCTTAACACTGAAGTTAGTAGGAGTTAGTGAGAATTCTCTTATGATTGATTTAGTAAGTTCAGAATGTATGTATTCTTCAGTTCCTGCTTTATAGTTGTTTAAGTCTTGAGCAATCTCTTCCTCAAACTTTAAACCTTTGCTGTTAACGCCTCTACCTCCTCTTGAACCTTCTCCAAAATTAATGGAAAGACCGTTCCATCTGATAAGTTCGTTAGGATCCTCTATTTCAATCCCTAGCTCGTTTTCTAGATGCTCTATAAAGTCTCTATTATTCTTTAAGGCTCTTGTTATTTTAGGGCTATTTTTCTTAACAGGATCCAGTGCTATTGGATCTTCTATCTTTAATCCAGGGAAGGATTTTACTATTTTAAATAGTTCTGCTACCTTGGGATTGCTTATCTGTTCAACAGAGGTAGGGAATTCGGTATAAGCTTCAGTTAGATCTATACCGAAAACTTCTCTTAAGATTTTAAGATCATCTTCGTTAGTGAGATCAGGATAACCTTTTTCTGTTCTCCATGACCACTCTTGTATGAGTTTATCTAGTATATCCATTTGTTATGACTCTACGCCTGCGAATACATCTTCTTCGCCGCTTGCTGCTGGTGTTTCTGCTCCAGTATCAGCTCCTACATCTGTACCTGCTTCTGCTCCGCCTTCTGCTCCAGGAAACTCTCCTCCGCCACCTTCGGCACCAAATACATCTTCTCCAGAAGTATCATCGGCAAATTGATCTGTTATAGGTCCTGATGCTAACATATGTCCGATCTTATCTAAACATTGTTGGTATTCTGATACGTTTGTTAAGAAGTAACGTTTACCTTCTACAGTAGCTTGAAAGCCTTTACCCATCCACTTTAATTGAAAGTCTTGGCCGTTTTTAAACTCTACTTTAAATGTAGAAGGTTTAGGAGCCATCCATCCAATCTTTTCCACAAACTCTTCGAATTCAGGAGTCATTAAATGTACTAAGGTCTTCTTTAATGTTGGAAACTTAGCTAAGATCTCCGGGGTTGGATCAGTAACTTCGTCTTCTGCTGCCTCTACTTCTTCAGTATCAGCAAATTCAGTATCAGGAGTTTCTTCCGGTACCTCTTCAGTCTCCTCTTCATCGCCTTCTGCTTCAGAGAGTAAGCCTGTTGCTAATACTTCGTAGTAAGCTTCTTCGATAATATCTTTTAAGTCCTGTTTAGTCATTACTTCTTATTCTTACAGTGTCTTGGACTATCTTTTGAGATGTAAGGTTTCTTACAATCTTGAGCGCTTTCGTGAACTCTCCCACATCTTCCGCAGCATGATACACCTTCGGTGATTGTTTCACTAATAATAGAGCTAACCATACCTTTAATATGTTTTGCTCCGAGCGATTTTCTTACTTCTGGTTTACTTATATACTGTTTTAAAGCTGCAAGATCTAATTTATAGTCGTCTCCGGCTTCTGCCTTCTTCTCAATCTTAGTGACCTTATTCTTAATTATATTATGCATGTTCTGAGCTTCAGGAGTAAAGTGTGTTTTCTTACCGCCTGTCTCTTTTTCAGCTGCTTTAATATCTTTCTTAGATGGCTCAACTTCGTCTTCTTCGTTTACGCCAGGTTGTTTGTTTTCGAAGTCTTTCTTAGTAACTAAATTCTCTTTTCCGTCTTCAAATTTTAATCTAATGTAATCTCCTTCTTCTCCTACTACTGCGGCTAGTCTACTGCCGAACATAACTTCTTTTCCAACTAGTGCTTGATAATCTCTAGCTTCGTCTAAATCTTCTTCAGAGTGTCCGTCTACTGCAGCATCAATGTGTGGCTTCATAGCTTCAAATTCTAAATAATGAGTCGCTTTAGACATATACTCTCTAGCCATCATTACCTTGTG